AATCGGCGATACAATATGCTCCTACATTAGTTGGTAGAATAATGGATAAAGATTTGAATTCTTGGTATAAAGATATACAAAGATTTGCTCAAACAGGCATTTTACCGATTTATAAAGGTTTACAAGATAAAATAGCGGAAACGCTTGAACTGCCAGATATTCCTGATTTAAAAATCGAAGAAGATGAAGAAAAAACAGAAGAAAAAAAGCAGAAAGAGGTAAAACCTGAAGAAATGAATGAAGAATTTATGCAAAAAATGAAGATTTACAAAGAAAATATGGAAAAATTAGAGAAACAATTTGAAGTAAACACAGAAAATCTTAATAATTTTGGCGGGGTTAAACATTTTGCCGAACAAAAGAAGATTATTGAGATAAATGAAGATGCTTTAAAGAAAGTATTAACGCCTATTGTAAGAAAACATCAAATATTAATCTTCGAACAGTTAGAAAATGGTAATAAAATCAACGATATTAAAATTGATGACTTAAATAAATACACAGAAGCATTAAAAAAGTATATTTTTGACATAGCTAAGAAATCAACACAAGCAATTTTGAAAGAAAATAAGATACCCGAAGATAATAAAGCTAAAAAAGTATATAAAGACTTGGAAATTTGGGCAGGACAACAGGCAGAAGCTATGACAATCAAATACGAAGGCGATATAAAGTTTAAATTAGGTATGCTTTTCGCTAATTCTGAATTAAGAGGAACAGAACCTAAAGAAATGAATATAATTGATTCAATATCTTTTAAAGCTTATGACGAATTATTAGAAGTTTTTAGGAAAATAGGTGTTTCGATTGGATAGTATAAGTAAAGATTCAATGAAATATTTAGAAAACTATATTGCTATCGCTGTTTTTGAGGCGATACAATGTGGTTATAATATGGGGCGTGATTTAGCTGGTAGAAACCTTGTAAATGCTGAGATGGTCACATATACGGCGATAATGGATAAGAGAACTTGTAATATTTGTCGTTCACTTGATGGTATGCAAATTGATTTAAGAGATAATGAAGGACAATTATTATATGAAAAATATTCTCCTCCGCAACATGTTTCTTGCAGGTGTATATTCTTATATCATGGGGCTGGAGATAGCAAAATACCCATTGAAATAGGCATTTTAAATAAAAATTTTGACAAAGAGTTCACAAATAAGTATAATAAAATTAATGAATCTAATTTAAGCATTGAAGAAATCGTTGCAAAAGGTATGCAGAGAAATATTCAATCTTCTGAATTTATTTATAATTCTGATGTTTGGGATGAATATAGAGATGGCATAAACGAAGTAATAAAAGATGTAAAAAAGAAGAAAAATGACAATTCATTATTAAGTTTAGGGCTTATTGCTTATGTTTTAAGTCAATTAGGGGAAGAAGAGGAAGCTAAAGAAGAAGAAGAAGATATGGAAGGAGATGGGGAAAGTGATAAAAATTGACATGAGAAATAATAATAATAATAATTTTAATGGTAAAATAAATATCCGAACAATGCAAGACGAATTTAATATTGTTTCAAAAGGATATAATTTTGAATTAAAAGATAAAAATAATAAGAAGGAGGAAGAAAAAACAGATGGCAAAAAACAAGAAAGCGACAATATTTGAAGATTTGCCAGTTGCTGAAAGGGAAACCGAATGGAATGGCGGACAAGCAAGAGCTAATGTTTTAGAATGGGCAAAAGAAGATATGTTAAAGTATGCTAAGGCTTTTTTTTGGTATGATATTGAAAATGCTGAAAATTTAGGTGCATATAAACTGCCTTTTGCGGATGTAATAGATGGTGTTTTAACGGCTATTCCTAAGGGTATAATGTCGGCGGCGGGCGCTGTAATGGGTGCAAGAGGTGGAGTTGATATACCTGAAGAAGATATGGACGCAGTAAAAGCACATATTCAAAAATATTATGATAAAATGGAAATGCGTTCACCTTTTGAAGAAGAAGATGAAGAAGAAATGCCTGAAGAAGAAGAGCCAATGGAAGAAGAAAAAGAAAAAGCTTGTAAACCGAGCAAAAAGAAAAAAAAGAATGAACTTAATGAATATTCTGTTTTAGATAATATTATTAAAAGAACAGGTGTTCAAAGCGTAAGGCTTTTATCTTGCTCAATAAAGAAGAGAGCAGAAGAAGAAATGCCTAAAGTAGGAGAAGATAATTGGTTTTTAGTTGCTCCTAAAGGGCTTTATAATTTTTCTGAATTTGATGTTTTGGATTGTAATGATGAATTTTGCAATACAATGATAAATAATTTTAATAAAAAAGTTTATCAGCAAGAAGTTCCGATTGACATTGACCATGACTTTGGCAAATCTTATGGAACTATAAAAGAGTTAAAACATGATGCAGAAGGTTTAAAAGCTAATATAGAATTCAACGAAGAAGGGCTTGAACTAATAAGAAAAAGATCGTATATGTATTTTTCAATAGCTTATGCTATGGAATATTGCGATCCAAAAATGAAGGGCGAAATGTTTGAAAATGTATTAATGGCGATCGCATTAACCAATCATCCCGCATTAAAAGGGCAACCTATCGCGACTATCACTTATTCAGAATCTTTAAAAGAAGATTCTTTTGAAAATATAACTAATAAAATTGAAACAAAAAAGGAAGGTGTAATAATGAGCGACAATATGCAAATTGAAATTGGAAAGCTCAAAGCCGAAATGGACGAGAAAATTAACGAGTTTTCAGAATTAAAGAAAACTAAAGAAGAGCAAGAAGTTAAGATTAGAACCGAGTATGAGGAACAAATTAAGACTTTAAGCGAACAAGTTAATACTATGAAGGCTAAAGAAACAAGAGAAAATCTTACTAAAAGAGCAGAAGCTTTAATCCCACAGAAAGGCGAGCATACTTTCATTCTTAGAAAAGAAGATATTGAAAAAGTAGTGGCTTTTGCAGAGGTTTTAACTGAAGAACAGCAAGAACAATTTATGACAATTTTAAGCGAAATGCCTGCTAAAGAAATGCCAACAGAAGTTTTAGGCGTTTCGGGTGGCACAACAGAACCTACAAAAGAAAACATTGAAAAAGAAGTCCAAAAAGTTTTATCAGAAGCTAAAGTTGGAGAAAAAGAAAAAATGGTAAAAGAACTTTATAAAAAATTAGGAGGTATAAACTAATGGCGATTACAAATTATGCTATTACTGCGGCTATTGAAGGTCGTAGATTTGTAAAAAAAGACGCAAGTAATAATACCGTTTCTTATGCAACAGAAAACGGATTTGATGCTATCGGCGTGACAGCAAATTCAGTTTCTTCCGCTTCTTTTACGGCTGGAATAAATCAAGTTTCAGTTATTGAACTTAATACAGTTGGAAGAGTAAAAGTAGAGTTTGCGGGTGCGGTCACAGAAGGCGGTTATGTTGGCGTAGGTGCTAACGGTAAAGCTAAAAACATGCCTGAGAACGCGACTCCCGTTGCGACTAACCTTGTAGGTATTGCAGAAGAAACAGGCGGAGGCGATACTGCGGATTCTTGGGTTATAGTAAATAAAGGGTCGTATGTAATTTAAAAAAAATAAATAAAAGGAGAATAAAACAAATGGCTTACGCAAGTAATATTGGAAATATAGAAACTTATATAAAAGATGTATTGGTTAGCTATCTTAATGATCAAGCTGATCCAATAATGAATTCTATCCCTGCAATTATGGGAAATACAACAGATCAATATCTTCAGTTTGATGCTAATATGACAGCATATAGAGATGAAAGAAAACAAGCTAAAATGATAACGGGAAAAGAAAAACCCAACGAAGTTAATTTTGACTATACAAAACTTACTTTAGATATTGTTCCTTATAAAGAAATGAGCTTTATAGGCGAGAATGACATTGTAGAATCAAGCGAAATAGGTATTAATCAAATTGAGGATACTGCAAAAGGCTTAGCTACAAGACTTTACGGTTATAATAATCTTGATACAAAAGATTTAATAACTGATACAACTATTTTTGAATCAGCGGCGGCTGGTGCTTTATGGGGAACAGGAACATCTTATGGATGGGATACTTCTAATGGAGATCCTCAAAAAGATATTAACGAAGGTATTAGAAAATCAGCGGCTAAATCGGGTGGAGTTTACAGACCTAATACTTTAATCATAGGTGCAAAGGCTTTTGATGCTTTATTCTTAAATGCTAATATTCAATCAAGAACACAAAATGTTATTGTTGATAAAATGCTTAGAGAAGAATGGTTAAAAAGAGAATGTAAATTAGATCAAATACTTACACTTGAAAGTTATACTAATTCAGCGAAAGAAGGTAAAACGCCTGTTATGACAGCGGCAATGTCAACAAGTGGTTTCCTTTGCTATTTACCTAAACAGAAAGTAATTAACAAAACAACTCCTTCGGCTATTTCAAGAATTACATTAAAAGGTTTAAGCCATAATGAATATGGTTTACAGGTTTCTGTAATTGATAAAAGAAATGGAGCTAAGTTTGAAGATGGCACAAGTGGCGTAAAAATAATTGTAGAATTACATACTAATCCTCATGTTTTTGCGGCGGATTTAGGATTTATCCTTACAGGACTTTATACTCCTTAGGCTATAATAAATAGTTTAATTAGTAAACGAGCAAAAGGGAGTTTTAACCGACTCCCTTTACTTTTTTAAAATAGGAAGTGATTAAATGGCGTATTGTAATTTAACAACTGATTTAGATTTAAGAGGTTCAACTTTTGATGACAATGCTTCTTTAACATCTTTTACGGAAGCTAAATTAGAAGCTTTTCAAGAGATTATAGAAGATGAAATTCATGCTAAACTTTTTAAGGCTGGTATTGCTGTTCCTATCATACAAGCGACTAACCCTTATGCTTTTAGAAGGCTTAAATATTTAGAAGCTTTAGGGATTAATATGATGATGGAACAAGCCCAATATACTCGTTCTCAACCAATGTTAGGCATAGAAGTTGAAAATACTTCAAAAATATTTAAGATGGAATTTGAAAAAAAACTTGCAGAATATTGCGACGATCCTGAATTTACGCTTTTTCAAGGCGAAACAAATATAGATGCTTTGAACGAAAGAAGGAATAAAAGACCTATTGGACGAATGTTATATTCAGAGGTTTCAGAACTTATCGAAAATGATAGTTATGATCCTGAATTTACAATAAATTATGAATGGTAAAAAACGGAGGGGGATTGAATGAAGCTTAAGGCGGATGTTGATATTATAATTATGAGTTATAACCGTTTGGAGTGTTTAAAAAGGTGTTTAAAATCGCTTGAAGAAAATACGGAAATGAGATATAATCTCATTATCGTTGATGCGGGTAGTAAGGACAAGTCAAGGGATTGGCTTTTTGATAACTATTTGCATAAAGCGACATTATTATTTGAAGAGTTCCGTTTTTCTTATGCTCAAAGTAATAATAATGCGATACGACAGAGTAGGGGCAAGTATATAGCATTATTAAATGATGACTGCGAAGTTAAAAAGGGATGGCTTAAGAAATGTGTTGATGCTATGGAAGAGGATAATTCTATTGGGCATGCTTGCCATGTAGTTTTAAGAGCTGACGGCAAAAGTATAATGTCGGCAGGGGCTAACCTTGACAAGATAGGTAATACGACAGTTCCGTTAAACCATTTAGATTATTATGACGAACAAAATAAAGAAAAGATATTCAATCCTTCAGAGCGTAATTATGCTTATGGAGGATTTGGTGTTTATAGAAGAGATATACTTGAGAAAGTAGGTTATTTACCAGAGTTCCCTTGTATTATCTATTGGGATGATACTGATTATGGGATGAAGGTTAACGCTTTGGGCTATGATGTTAGATTAATTCCCGACAGTGTTATTGTTCATTATTTAGAACATAGCGGGCGAGAAATGCATCCTTTAAGTTTAAATGTTGGTAGAAGATATTTCTTAGCGAGATGGGGCGAATTCTTAGCCGAGAATGAAGGCTATAACCCTTCCGATACAAATACATCAAAACCATATTTGAATGGCAAAAAAGGGGCTATATATGAAGGAGAAACATATAACCCTTTTTGGAGAAATATTGAAGGTATTGCGGAAGGCGATCCGAGGGAAAAAGCCTTAGAAGAATTAAACACAAAAACAAGAGTAAAAAAAAATGAAAAAGTAAAAGTTTGTGTTGTAATTGCAAGTGAAGAAGAAGCTAATTTGCATAGGGCTTTTTATGATGGGTTTGCGAAAAATAAAAAGATTGAAACTATAAAATTTTTATTTGAAAAGCCCTTACAATTATCAAAAGATGAAATTGAAAAGAAAAACAGAGAATTATTAAGGCTTTACAAAAAAGAAAGATTTGATTTTTTGATTGTTGTCGGTGGGTTTGGTTTACTTAAAAAATATATGGATGATATTCTTTGCAGAAAAATTTGTTGGCATATAGATGACCCGTATATAACAAAAAACAAAAAACTATTTCCTAATATAGCAAATATGTTCAATAAAAATTATACAACATCAAGAAAAGCTTTAGAAATATATAAAGAAAATGATATTGATGCTGAATATTTACCATTTAATTTTAATTTTGATTATCATTATCCGAGTGAAGAGCCAAAGAAATATGATGCTTGCTTTATCGGAACGGCTTATAAAAATAGAGAGGTTTTTCTTAATGAATTAATTAGAATAAGAGATAAAAAAGAGTTAAATATTTATATAGCAGGTTGTTCTTATAAGGGCTTTAATGAAGGTAGAATATCACATAAGAAAACGGCAGAGATTATGCGACAATCAAAAATTTGCGTTAATTTTTCAGACCAGCCGGACGGGTTTTTGGACGCTAAAAATCGGATACCCGAAGTAATGGCAAGCGGTTCTTATCTTTTAACGCAGGATTTTGACCATATAGAAGATTATTTGCCTAAAAGTTTATGCGGAGTTTTTGAAACCAAAGAAGAAATGATGGCAATGATTGAACTTTGGGCGAGATATGACAGCGAAAGAAATAAATTAGCCAAAAAGGCTTACGGCATAGCTATGAATAACTTTACTTGTGAAAAAATAGCTTGTCAAATATTAAAAAATGAGGGGTTTAAAACATTATGAAAATTTTAATGCTATCGGCACATTTTAATCAAAGTATTGATTCAGTTCCAATCGGAGGCGTTCAGAAGCATATATCGGGTTTGACTGATGCTTTGCGGTTAATGGGGCATGAGGTTGTTTGGGAATATCCGTCAAACTTATTTAGAGAAGATAATTGGATAACAATGAAACAAATAAATAAAGACTATGAAGAACAAAACGAAAATATGTTTGATGTTTGTTTGGCACATGATTTTTATTGTTTTCAGTATAATTTGAATGTTCCACAAATCATAATCTTTCATGGATGGGAAGGCGTTTGCCCACTTAACCCCGTTGTAGTAGAAAAAAGGCAAAAAATATCAGAGGACGCGGACGCCGTTATTAATATCGGGAAATCCATTGTAAAAATGTATGGAAGCAAAGAAGGCGAGGTTGTCTATGGTGGTATAACATTACCCGAAGGGTTTATTCCCGAAGAGCCGAGAGAAGAAAAAAAGAACCTTCTGATTTGTGCGAGAATTGAAAAAGATAATTTATTATTACCAGCGTTAGAGTTAGCTAAAAAATTTAATTGGCATGTCGATATTTGCGGAGATGGCAAAGAAGAGATTAAACAAGAGATGAAAAATATTTGGCACGATATAACTTTTCATGGTTTTGTTCAAGACCCGACTCCATTTATAAGAAACGCTGATATTTGTTGTTTGGGCGGTTTTATGGCTATGATTGAATATATGGTTCATAAAAAAATAGTTATAGGTTTTTATGATAATCCAATGCGTAAGTGCCGTTTAGAATCGGCAGGCAATATATTTAAAATATTTGTCGGCGAAACGGCAGAAGAAGTAGAAGAACAATTAAATAAAGCTTATGAAAAAGGCATTGATAAAGTAATTAATAAAAATTATAAATGGGCGTCAAAACAAACTTGGGAAAATATTGCTAAAAAATATTTAAAGGTGATAAATAATGCAAAGAAAATATATCTTAATCGGAAGTCTAATTCATAATAGAGAGTGGATTTTACCTGATTTTTTGAAGTGTTTAAAGGCTTTAAATTATGATAAAAAATATATTTCTATTTGTTTTATTGTGAATAATTGCATTGATAATAGTTTTGATATATTAAGACAGTTTCAAAAAGATAATGAAGAAGAATATCGCGATATAACTATAAAAATAAATAACTTTCAACGATTATTAAATGATGATAGAATGAATCGAAGAATAAAAGATAATGAGATGCAGACATATAATATTTTAAAGAAATTAAGAAGTGATATGATTAAAATATTTTATGAAGGCGATTATGATTATTTCTTTTCAGTTGATTCTGATATTTTGTTAAATTCAGAAGATTTAAATATGCTTCTTGATTCTGATAAAGACGTGGTTGCGGGTTTAATCCAAAATCACGAAACTATTGAAGAAGCTAAGAATTTTCTATTTTTATGTGGTGATTCATTCTATCGTTCACATGATTTTAAAATACCTAATGAATGTTTTGAAGTAGGTTTAACAGGTGCGGTTATTCTGTTTAGTCAAAATATATTTTCTTTTGGATATATTGATTATATGGGCGACAAATTTACCTCAGAAGATGAAGAATTTTGCTATAAATTAATTAATAAGGGAGGCATTAGCTTATTCGTTAACCCTAATGTAAATCCTAAGCATATTTTATCGGAGGCGGTCTTTTATGGGTATGGTTAATGTAACGGCTGAAGTTGTTGGAGAAGCAAAGTTAGTTAGAGCATTTAAGGGTATTTCTGAAAAATTGAAAGATTTTAAAGATATTTTTAAAAAAATAGTTCCCGAATTTAATAAAATGGAAGAACAAATATTTGGTCGGCAAGGGGCTGTTTCTCCTAATAATAGATGGCAAGATTTATCAGATGTTTATGCTCAACAGAAGATAAAATTAGTGCGAGCGGGCAAGTATATTAGTATGGATGTCCTTATCGCGACAGGTAGATTAAAACAAAGTTTGACAAGCAAAACAAGTGATAGTATAATAGATATAAAAGATACTGAAATGCTTATCGGAACAGATGGTAATAAGATAAAATATGCTATTACACATCAAAAAGGAACAGGAAGAATCCCAAAAAGAAAATTTGTTTTTATCTCAAGTGAATTTAAAAATGAGATAATAAAAATTTTCAAAGAAGGCTTAAATAAAAATATAGAATCAGAAATAAATAATAATTTATAGGCAAAGCGGGTAGGATAAATCAAGAATGGAACAAGTTTTATTTAGAATAAAAAACATATTAGAGGCAGAATTTGCATCAGAGATTCAAAAAGTTAATGCAAGATCGGAAGAGCGTCGT